AGCCGTCGGGGTCTGCAGAACTTGAGTTGGCTGCGATGGAGGTGCCGTCGATAAGTGAACCACTTCTATGGAATGCATGCTGCGATAAATTCGCAGCAATATCCGAAGAAGATTTTGCACCTACAAGATCATCCATAGTGAAGTACTTCGGATGGAAGGTTGAGTTACCTTCGGACTCCTGTTGACCAACAATATCTGCTGGCAGCGGCCTTACGATATCTAAGATAGACTCATCGAAAGTAGCGTTTGTCGCCGATTGACCAGAATCAAATCCGAAGTAAGCCTGATCGTTAAAGGTAATTCCTCCATCTGAACCAGAGTGTCGGAATCTTAGAGTTGGCCACTCAAGTATAAGGGTGTCGCCGGCCTGTTGGCCCGCTAACGAACCTGAAGCTGCATGATAGCCTTTTTGTACTAATTCGTAATCTAGGGTGGAGCTTCCGTCGGCTTTAAGGGCCGCCAGGGCGCCAGAGACCATGGAAAATCTAAGAGGTACTGCTGGGTGGTGGAAGCCCCAAGGTAATAATTCTGGGCTTAAGCCGCCGGCGTCTAGATCCTCGTTTATTTCAACGCGGACAAACCGAGACTGATTGCTGTACTTACCTCTTTCTTTTGTTCTTCTGGAAACTGAATCGAAATCAACATACTTGTCGCCGATTCTCTTCGAGATGTAATCCTTAGAATTCGGATTTAGATTTAGATTCGAGAACGTCTCAAGAACTTGCTGTTTCTTGTCAGTGTCTTTAATACTACGTATGACAAGAGTGAAAGAGCCGTAAGGATCTAAATCTCCTGTACCAGCTTTGATATCTTTAATAGATACCTTCATTGAGTGCATATCATGCTGACCGCCTTCCTGTGCAACAACCTTGAAAAGCTTTGTTTGCGTGGAAGCATCATAACTACCAGTACCGCCCATATTCTGAGCGAACAGCCATGGCGTCGCTGATGCGCGGAGGTCCATTCTGTTGTTACCCCAATGCACAGAACCCGAATCGGACTCTAGGCCGGTGATAAAAGCTCTTACAGAGCCAGCGGATCCGCCTTGACCGCCAGAAATGGAGGCGACTGCGGTTTCAAAAGTTTCTCCCAAGAAGTATCTTTTTTGCTGAGCTGTCTGTGTAATGCCAGTGTTCGCAAATGTCGCATTTGAGTTGGCGACGCGTCTAATAAACTTCTTTGAATTTCTTGCGAAATTGAAAGTAAGGGTTTCGGAAACTGAAGCACCGTCATTAAGGACTTGAACCGTGAACTGACTATCCGGTCCATTGGATTCGACAAGGGCGTTTGTTGCTCCTGTGGTGGGCGTGCCGAGCGATGCTGAGGCAGCAAGAGTTCCAGATAGTCTTATACTGGCGCCGTTTACAGTGTAAAAAATGGCGGCTAGAGAACCAGTTGCGTACTGTCCGGCTGAACCGGAAGGACATACGAAAAGTCCGTAAGCGCCTTCGCCACTGCTGGTGCCCACGGTGCCTTCTGTGTCATATCCAGCGCTGCCATACGTCCACCAACCAGCTTTACCTGCTGCGGTTGTATCAGTGTGGGCTCGGCCTAAAACACGAACCACAGTTAAAGGAGAGTTATTCGCTAGCCAAGCTTGTGCTGCATAAGCAGCGTAAGTAGGTGCGGTTGCACTGCCGCCGGCTGAGCGCCAAGAGTCTTTTGCACCTCCGCCGTTTTGCGGGTTTCCAAATATCTCTACGAATTCAGAAAATGAGTTAACCTTAACTGGGCGGAAAGCGGGTCCTTTGACCGTTCTACCAATGACCAATGGGCCAACGTCTCCCGGGAGTGAAGGTAGTTGGGAATTATCTATTTCATTAAGAAAAATTCCAGGTGATACGAACTTAAATTTTTTAACTGACATTAGTTAACGCCTCCTTAGTGCGAATTAGCCTCTTATCTAATGACTTTAACGACTTAAAGTCTACTATATTCCTCTAATAAATAGTAAGGTCATTTTCCAAAATCCATTTTGAAATTTTAAATTAATCTCTGTATTCGCCCTTATCTGTTTGAGTAGGAACATCTCCCATGACCACTCGCTCTCGACCAATTTTTACATCGACCATATTTTCTCTGTAAACGACCTTTTGTCTATCTTGGTTTTTGTCGTCTCCGATGATATATCCCAGGACCTGAAATTGTATCTTAGTTTGATACTTTCTTTCTTCCTCCGACAGGTTGACAACATTATTTTCTGGACTGAAATCTTCCTGTACAAAACCTTCGTACGTATGACCGTCTCTTCTCAAAAAGAAGTGGTTTAGTCCTGCGCCGATTGTAACAAAAGGTGTCATAATCTCATTAATTTGCTGTTGATATTCTGCTTGAATATTAATAACGTAATCTGCATAAATGTAAACAGGCAATGGGATTGATACAGTTTGATAAACAACTTTAGAATTGGGCCTGGGATAGTTTAACTGCTTATTTAACCTATACGCATCGGCTCGGGCGAAATTAGATGATTTGTCTTGCTTGATCTTCCTAGCAACGGTTACAATACCTCCTTTGCCGTCGTCAGCGCTGAGAGGATCTCCAAAAATGGCCGACTTATCTGCCAAATCTTTTCTTATCGCAGTTCTTTCAATTGAAATAGCTGGTAAAATAAATGTATCTGTTTGATCTCTTCTTTCTTTTTGTTGTTTTACGTGGTGGGCTCGTTCACCCGAGACCCAAATAACAGGTACTTTTTTAAAACCTTTGTTTGTTGTCGCGAAAGGATTTAAATGATCATTAACAAAATCAAAAAGAGCCAAATCTATTGTTTCCAGAGTCGAAGGCATTAAAACCTCTTCTTTTACAATAGAGGGATCCTCTACCCCAGTATAAGAATAATCTTTATCTTTAGTTGGCATCGAATAGTCCCTCTCTGGAGCGGATACACTTGGCCGAGATCTCGACTCTATGTTCTATTTGCCCAAACATCTGCTTTGGCTCATTTAAAGTTACAATTTCATAGTATATGTCGCCATATTGTACAAAATCGCCTTCCCTGACATACAAGTTTTGATCATCTGTTAATCTTCTTTTGTGAAAATGTATTACAATGCTCGATTGTTTATCCAAACCATAGTGTTCGGTAGTGGTTTGGTGGCCTTCCCATTCTACAAGGGCGTATACTCTGACTGGGTTTAAAAATGATTTAACAATTGCCTCCCCATATAAAGGGTGATAATTTGTATTTGTCAGATCAAGAGGAAAATATACTATTTGCTGGCCAATAATTCTTTCAATAAGCTCATCATTGACTTGCTTAACTAGATTTCTTTCCTTTTCTCCTAAAAATAACGGAGGAGGAGGCTGATCTGGTTGTTTCCACTTGTCGTCATCATTAGCCATCTAGTACCCTACCCTACAAAGATGCCGGCTGGAACATTTTTGAATGTTTCATTTGCGTTATTCGACATCGCAGCTTCTTGTTCAGCGAGCTTCGGATAAGTTAGCTCTTCTAGAATAGATTTAAGTTCTTCTCTTAATTTATCTTGCTCATCTTTAGCTTGCGAGAGGAGATCTGATGCGTTTAAGGTGACAGATTCGCCAGGAATTGGAATAGTTCCAAACTTTCCTCTAATTTGCCCTAACATTTCTTTGGACAAGGAAAAAGCAAATCTTCTAATCCATTGTTTACCAATACTGTTAATATTTTCGTAAGGTATGTTAGAGAAAGGTATTGTATTGAGATTGTTAATGCCTTCTGCGCCGGCCAATTTGTCGGAATCTTCTTCCCACGGCTCTTTATGAACTGTGAATCTAACCCAAATTTTACCAGGGCTGATCTCTGACGGTGTTGGATAAAGTTTTAATTTATTATTATGAATTTCATAAGAATAGTGCGAATTTCTAGTCCAAATAGCATCTTCATAAGCCATGGCTTGTGTTTTATTTTGCCAAGGGGGAATAATCTCAAAAGTAGAATCATCCGCAAACTGACCATAAGTCGACATATTGCCAACAGTGTTCATACCGCCGTAATACCCATAGAATCTCCACATAGCATGCGGCGTCTTGTAGTAAACTTGCCTAATAGTAACTTTATTATTACCAATAGAGTCTGCAAATGTAGCATCGTCGGCAAGAAGAGCCTGAAGATCATATTCTTGCTGATCTGTTACTGCCTCAATAGATGCGGTGTGAATATCCAAATTACCATTTAAGTTAGTTTCTTCTGAAACTCCTTCAGATATTCTTCTTGTGTACGTAAATCTAAATTTAGGATA